AAAAATATTGGAACCTCTGGAACTGTCTTGGCTCGGGGACTGGTTGAAGTTCGGGACTGGGGTGAGGAGCTGGACGATGCCACCGATAGCCAATGAAGCGGCTGCGCTATATCCCGCTGTTGCAAGCGCCGCGTTTGCGAAAAATCCACCAGCACCAAAAGTAAAATATGTAACTGCCGCAATCGCTACTGCCGCCAGTATCTTGGTCAGCCCCTTTTCCCTACCCTTGATTACCGGCAAAATGTATATATCGTTCTTGCCGCTGGGATTGCACAGCTCCTCTTTGTCCAATAGATTATCCTTCCTGCCAAGCGCGATTTTGTAGAATTTTTTGTTACCCTCTTTGTAGAGGTGTCCCCTGAATTTGCCGCCCGTATTCACATCAATCGCTTGAACGGCTTCCGCCACAGACCCCACGCGCAGATTCCACTCTTTGCCGAATTTCCGGCCAAGAGCCCCACCCAGAATGATTTTGACAATTTGCGCTTCCTTTTGCATTTCCGCTCCGTCGGAACCGATTTGGTGCCGACCCTTGGGGTTACACAAAAATCAGCCCTGTTTTAGTCGGAAAACGTGGGTAAGTCTGGAAAGCCAGCGGTCCGTCACCATTTCTTCGCAGGATAGGCCGCCAATAGGGTGGTGCAACATCTTGGACGGACCTATCAGAATGCCGAAGTGATTGGACAAAACCCGATCTGACTTGAACATGAATACGTCTCCATAAGTGGCTTGATTCACAGGGATTTCCGTAAATCCCTCTACCTGAAACCTGTCCAGTATCAGGTCCTTCAGGTTTAAGGTCCGGTCCCTGTCATAATCGTTCATGTGGTGGCCTTTTTGCCGGAAATACAACCGAACCAACTCGTAGCAGTCCTCGAATCCCACGACAAATTGTCTTCCGGCCAGCGGGGGATCGTAGGATTCCGGCAGATACGATTGCCAAGTCTCTGATTTGACGCAATACAGGTAGAAAGGCACGCCCATGGCTTCGGCACACCCCAAATCTTCCGGCGAGAACCCCGGGGAATTGGGGTGAGAGTGGTAAACGCCGAGGATTCTTTTGTATCCCATCGCCCGCATGTGGTCTTCGTCAGATATAAGGAACTCTTCTGTCGGATTCGCGGCAATATTGGCGCACGGCAGAATGGCCGCCTCGTTTTGAGCGTCCACATATATGAATCCGCACACCTCGCGGTCTGGCTCCGCCTTGGCCAACCCAATGATGTCCGCCTTTATCTTGGGGTGCATATTACCGACGCTGCAAAATCCAATCCGCGCGCGAGACGCCGGGCATGGCCGAGGTCCTGAGAGGGGTATCGGTGAACCTCAGCTTACAGGCCGCCGAGGACTTGGAGCACTGGTCCGCCTGCCAGTTGGGGCTATTCGTGGCGGGGGCTACGCCGTTGGTTCCGTCCACTAGACAGACCCAATAGACTTGGATGCCGCTGAATTGCGGCAAATTGGATGTCGTATACACGTAATCGCCTCGGTCGTAAGTGGTTGCGGAATCATATTCCCCTTTATCATTTGTCGGAGCAAACGTCATATTGTAAAACGTTCCTTCAAACGCTCTATTTGCGACATCCGACACCGGAGCACCAGAGTAGTTACAGGTCCCGCTTTGGCGGTATTTCCAAGTGCAGACATTTGCAATCAGTTGGCGTCTGGGCAATCTCGCATTATTCGCCTCCAACGGACTGGCCAACTCCCACTGGACTACCTGCGGGTTTTCAAGGACCTTTCGGTTGATGATAAACGGTTCGTCCGGGAAGGCGGCGGTCGTATCGGGTGTGACCCAGATCGGGGTTGGTGTCGGGTAGTTGGACGCATCCAGAAAACGGGCGAAGACTCGCCTTCTGGTAACCGTCGCGCCGTCCAAGGAATTGGTATTCAGTAAAAGGAGATTGGAAACGAATCCGTTGATGTTGGATACCGAGAGACGCGGACGTGGCAGACTTCCCTTGGAATCGCTATCGACATTTTCCATCATTATGGGAAAAGGCATATATGTTTCGCCATCAAAAACAACAGATTGAAAACTGCTGGAACTTGAATTTACAAATCTATAAATAGTTGATAGCCCGACGCTTGTGCCATTTAACTCAAACAGCTCAATCAGAGCGCTTGGCGTAAAAGAATATGACTCTGCTAATATTTTTTCTTGTGGCATTTTATTCTAAAATTTCAAACTTGTTTCTTTCGTATACCGTTTTTCTTTTCTTTTTTATCGAATCTATAGCCGCTTGATCTTGGACAAATTTCCATGTATATCCATAGCTTTTATTCCTCTCTCCACGGCAACATTTTAAAATAGGGCTTTGAACAAATCCCATTACCTCCAAAATGTCTTGGGCTGAATCCCAATAGGCTATTTCATTACCATCCATGTCCATCATTACAATTGGTTTTATGCTTTTGTAAAAAGAGGCGCAAAGATTTATCTTTCTTTTTGGTCGGATTGAATAGTTTCCTGAGTCGTAATCTTTTTTGTAAACCCAAAAAAAACCCTTTACTTTACGTCCCTTTCTACACGCGTTGTTAACGGAAGAAGTGGGTGATCCGATTGCAATGTCTGCCGCTATTGCTGAAGGGTATTCGCTAATTATCAACTTGGTTTCGGGGTCTATTTGATAAACTGGCTTGCTTGTTCTTTTTCTGGTTTCTTCGGCATATTTTAGGCCAGTCCTTCTGCTCGTTTCTATCATTTTTTTACGGGCCTCTTCTGACATTGGTTTTTTGCAATTATTGGGTATGTATTTTGTAGTTTTTAATAAATTGTATCCTTTTTCTCTAAAAGGCTGCATTTTATCAATCCAAAACTGCTCTCTTTCAAACCTTTTTTCCTCAACCGGAATTTCGACTATCTCAAAAACAAAAGCAGAAAACCCATATTTTACAATCGCATATTCAAAAGCGGTGGACGCGTCATGCGGCCTTCTCATTATGCATCTATGACCCGCGAATCTTCTCTCGAAACTCTTTGTGCTACCAACGTATATTTTACCATTTACAGAGTTTGTTGCTATGTAAATAGCGGGGCTTTTGTGTGTTGAATTTGGTTTATTTTCTTCTGAAAACTTTTGTCCTATTGACAGCATATAGATTAGAGGTCAAACACGCGGTTCACCTGAACCGACACGTTGTATAACTTGAAGGACGCTGGCTCAATCTTCACATTGGAGCCCACATACTTCTGGTTCGGTTGATTATTCAGAAACTGGTCGTTTAATAGGATATCAAAGGGGTAGACCCCCTGTTTGTCTTGGATGAAGTTATTGATGGCCTTCGTCTGCTGGGGTCCGATATTGCGGAAAACCAGATTGATGCCTTGATTGAAGGTGTTGATTCCCTGCGAAATTCGTTGGGAGTAGCCTCCTCCCATTTGCGACACAATCGTGGGATTTTCGGTGTCTACATTTGTTGTGTAGTCCGGGATATGCATGAACCCAGTCGTCCAAGCGGGCGACAGGCAGTTGATGGCCCCGATACTGGTAGCTGTCGTTTCCGGCCATCCGGGATTTACAAAGGAAATGGTGCCGGAACCGCCCTGCATCACCATACCGGTAAAATTGACGGTGGTATTCGCCATGCCGGTCACCTTGATGATGGAACCCACCCCGAAGGCCGGGCCGCCGGTGTGGGAGTATGTCAGAGTTGTAACATCCTCTGAGCGCGAGAATTGCGTGATCGGGTAGTTGTATACGCCGGACGGGCTGTAGCCTGCCGCCACGTCGGATGTGGCATAGAAATAAGGCGAAGAATGGATGGTGGACCCTATGTATATGCCATACACCACGTCGTATTTCTTATACGTCAGGGTAGAGTTGAAAGGGGCGATGGAATATTGAACAGACATGTGGATTTACTGTATATATCTGGAGCGTTGGGTAAAGAACCCGTCCGAGCGGCTCTGGCGGACCAGCTCGTCCTGTGTCCATCCACGGACCAACTTCTCCAGTCTGCCCGCCGCTTGGGAGTCCATGCCGCCGCCGCCGGACTTGGAAGAAGAAGACACGCCGCCTTGGTTGTTGATCTCGATTTTGACGTAGACTTGCTGGTCTACGGAAGGGGAGCTGGAAACAGAGGGGGAAGATGATCCGACGGACATCGGAATGCCGACCTCGCCACCCTCGGAAAAACCTTGGAACATCGGGGAACTTGGGCCGGATGACATCGGGAGATCGACTCCCCCGCCATTTGCCCAGCGCCGGGTAGCGGGGGCACTGTCAAATCCGGCCAGAGAGTAGCCGCCCTGCGGGTTGATTTGCAGGAAAACTTGTTGGCCAGCTTTCCGCCCCGCCAGCTGGTTCTGCTCCAGTTGCGCGCGAAGGGCCGGGACCTGATCTTCGGAAATGTAAGAGGACTCCTTCTTTAGTCCCTTTGACGAGATACCGCCGGCAAGGAGACCGAGACCTGCGGAAGCGCCGATACCCAGCATCGCCTTAGTCCCTACGCTGAGTCCAGCCACTTCGTTTTGCAGCCCATACGCCTGCATTCCGGCTGACATTTGGCCGCTGTTATACCCATATAAGCCGCCGCCGATTGCGCCAAGTAGAGCGCCGCCGATTGCCCCCTTCTTGCCGCCGACCAGATAGCCGAGACCGCCGCCAAGGACGCCGCCAGTCAAGGCACCGCCAAGAGCCGTGCTCATGAGGCCGCCCAAGAACCTGTTTTGGACCTTACCCTCCGCCAAAGCGTTCAGGTAACCGCTGCCAAGGCGTTGGGCCGAACTCTTTTTGATGACAAAAGAACCCGTCGGCAAGTCCGCCGGCACGTCATCACGCACGCCGGAACCGCCGCGCACCATGCCGCCGTTCGCGTAGCCATTCAGGCGGCGGAGGGTTTCCGGCCCAATCTGTTGAACCGCTTTGGGGCCGAACACGTATTCGCCGCCGGTCA